TGAGGGACGGGAACAAGGTTGTGGAGATGGTTTGCTGGAGAGACAGGGACACGAACAGGACGATTGGGGAGATCATTAGTTTGATGGAGAGGTTCGGGCTTTCGGGGGATGAGGTGTATGCTGATGAGGGTGGACTGGGGTTGCCCTTGTGTGATGCTCTCATGGCTTCTGGGCACGACATTCACAGGGTGAACTTTGGGGCTAAACCGTTTGATTCGAGGTACGCGAACAGGTCGGCTGAGATGTGGCATTCTGCTGCTCGGACGATTCAGCGGAAGGAGGTTATCCTGCCAGACGATCCCACCCTTCACCAACAGATGGTTACGAGGCGGGCGGATGTTACGAGGACGGGGAAGCTGGGGGTCGAGGCAAAGGACAGGATGAAGACTAGGGGGCTGGATAGTCCTGATCGGGCGGATGCAGTGCTGGGGTGCATTTCATGTGGAGGAGGGATAGGAGGAACGTGGGAACAGTTCAAGGAGAACGGAGCAGTAAGCCTTGAGGAAGTGTTTGAGATGGCAAGGGCAGATTACGAGGCAGACGTACTCCCCAGTGGAATGTCTGTTGGGTACTGAAATATATCACTACCTATCCCATTGGGGCAGAGGAGGTTACAACTGGAGTCTCCCAAAACCTCCCAAAGTCTCCCAAAGTCTCCCAAAACCTCCCACAATAGATAGAGAGATTAGAGTAGACAGAATAGATAGAATAGATAAATAGTTTCCCGGGAAACTAATGGGGATGGGATTGGAAATGCAAATGCAAATGAAGTCAGCGATTGTCCCACGGAAGTACGGGGGCGTGTGGGGGTATTGCAGCATTTGCAGCCACGAAGATAGCGAGGAGATAATCCTTGGAGATTTGAAATGGTTGGTGGCTTGGGACAGGGCGACCAAGTGGGACTACTGCCAAGATTGTGTAAATGATGCGTTGACAGCAGACGCTCTTCTTGTTAATGCTGGCAACTTGTTGAACATGAGACACCCACACGGATGCGGGGAAATCCCACCAAGATAGAGGAGATAGAGCAATGGATAAGGAAATGCAAATGGATGGAGGGGGAGGGGGGAAGATGTTCCCTGAAAAGAAGAAACGTAAGCCTCAACCAGAACTCAGAAAGGCCGTCAGGGCGGGAAGAACTTTTCGCAAGAAGCCCAAGGCGGGGTTCGCAGAAGAGGCACGAAGATTCATTATGAAAACTCCGTTTCACAACCCAACGGCATCAGCAAAGAAAAAGGCCAAGAAGTGAGCAAGGAGTTGCACGAACTCATTCTCTCGGACATCAAGTCCCGCACAAGATGGGAAACCCGTCAGGGTCTCTGGTATCAGATGCGGAATGATGGCTTACGCAGAAAGCACAAGCCTTGGCCCAATGCGGCTGATATGCACTTCCCGCTGATTGATACCACAATCAACAAGCTCAAGCCCAGCTTCTTTCAACAGGCAATGGGCTTGGATGTGCTTGCATCCTTTGTCCCCATGCGCCAACAACTGGCTGCCTACACCACTGCGGCGGAACAATGGTTCAGCTACAAGATGCACGAGAAGTCCAACTTCGCAACCGAGGTTATGAGTTGGATAGATCATATGCTCTTGAGCGGACACGGAGTCCTCAAGGTATTTTGGGACTCGACCAAGAAGCGTGTCAGGTTCCAGTCGATTGACCCCATCTACATGATCGTCCCACCGTGGACGAAGGACATCGAGGGAGCAGACAGAATTTGCCAAGTCATGCCCATGAGCCTTGAATCCTACAAGCGGGCAGGACTTTACAAGACTGACAAGTCAACCATCGACCAGATAGCCGGAGGCACAATCGAGACTTCAGGCATCACTGGTGAGTTGAAGGATGACCGTGAGATTAGGGAGGGAATTACCTACTCGAAAGACAAGGATCAAGTTATCGTGTGGGAGGTTTACTCGCGGGACAAGGACGGGGAATGGGAGATGGAATGTTTCTCTCCACAAGCCCCGGAAATCCTTCTCCGTAAAAGAATGAAAGTCCCGTTCGATCACGGCACCCCTCCATTTGTCTCATCTAAGTATGAAATCACTGATGGCGGATGGTACTCTCCTCGCGGAGTATGCGAGATGCTTGCCCCATTTGAAGCAGCACTCACCAAGACTTGGAATGACAAGATGGATGCTTCCACCCTGCTCAACCAACCCCTGTTCAGGGCCGAGCGTGACCTGCCCAACACGGTCAACCTCCGCATGAAGCCAGCACAGATTCTTCCCTTCGGGATTGCCCCGGTGCAGATGCCCAGCACCCCAATCGACTTCGACAAGGAAATGACTTCAACCCAGTCGATAGCAGAGCAAAGGGTTACGGTTCCCGATTACGGGATCATGGCAGATAGAGATAGAAGAACAGCAACAGAAATTGAATCCATAAATGCCCAAGCTCAACAAAACATGGACTTGAGGTTGCGGCTGTTCCGCCAAGCATTAGGCAGCCTGTTCCGTCAGGCTTGGAGCGTTCTTCTGCAATTTGATAGTAAGGATTTACAGTTCAGGTTCCTTGAGGACAGCTTGGCCATAGACCCTATTGCACTGCACGAGGATTACCAGATCGAGCCTCGCGGGGGAATGGATATGGTGAGCAAGACCATGCTTCTCAACAAGGCAATGCAGCGTAAGCAGATGTTCGTCAACTCTCCTTGGATAGATCAAGTCGAACTGGACAAAAGCATTCTTGAGCTTGATGACCCATCCCTGATTCAACGTCTGGTTCAAGACCCGAACCTCAAGGCGCAGGATGAGGGGGAGGACGAGCAGAAGATTATTCCCGCCCTGCTCGTTGGCCAAGTCATCCCCGTGAAGGAAGGACTTAACTACCAGATTCGTATAGGAGTTATCATGCAGTTCCTTGAGCAGTCACGGCAGATAGAAATGGAAATCAGCCCACAAGGAGTGCAAGCAATTACGACGAGGATGGACGGACTCCTACAGGCAATGGAACAGGTGGACACAAACAACGCAAGGGCATTAGGCAAGGAAGTCAGGGAGTATTTGCAGAACACGGGAATGATCCCCTCCACGGAGGAGGTAGAGCAAGCCCAGATCAATGAGGCTATGGCAATGTCGGCACCGCAACCCCAAGCATAATTTGATATGTTTCAAAGACTATCCAGATTCATAAACGTGATGTGGCGGCTCTCAGGAAATGTTTCTTGGGTTGGAGACCCTGACTGGGAGGTGTCCGATGCCAGCGCACTTCGCAACTTTCTGGTTACAACAGAGGGGAAACGGTTCAGGATGGTACTCCTGAACATGGTGTTGCGACAGAACGCACAGGCTCTCTCCAGTAAAAAAGGACTTGAATTTAATGCAGGGTTTGCCAATGGTGTGAGAACGACAGTGCATACTGTCGAAGCCTTGGCTGCAAAGCTCGAAGAGGCGGAAGAAGAATTTACGTCGGATGTTTACGGGGTTGAGCATCTGGCGAGTCAAGACCCCACAGCAACGTCCGCCGGTTTGGGTGCAATGGCTGGACGAGGATAAGCACCTACAGAGTGAAGCATTATGCCAGATGAACCCGGTGCAGTTACCGAAACACAGTTATTGGCCGCAGCAGAGCAGTATGATACTGCCGTTGATGCGGGTGAAATGCCTGAAGTTGCAATAGCAACCGAGGAAGAAGTTGTTGAGGATAGTCCTGAACCGGAAGAAGAGGAGCCTGAAAAGGTTCCTGAATCTGATGATGCGGATAAGGTTGAGGAATCGGCTGAAGAGGAAACTCCAGAAGCCGAGGATGCGCCAAAGGAAAGCAAGTACAAAAAGAATGAGGCTCGTAAGGCAAAGGCTTGGAAGGCGTTGAACGAACGCAAGGAAGAGTATAGCCGGAGAGAATCTGAACTGGAATCGAGGGAAAAGGAACTGGCGGATCGTCAGTCCAAGCTCGACGAAGGCCATTCACACAGGGATGAGTACGGGTTTACTGCTGAAGATTATGAGGATTCAGCAGAGACCTCAGAGGAAGAGGGAAAAGAGACTGAGGCTAAGGATGCCAGAGATAGAGCAGAGAAACTCCGAGGAATCGGTAAGGACTCTGAGCTAAAGAAGAAGGCAGACGAGTTTAAGTCAGCATTTGAAAATACTCGACAAGAGTTAATGCAGGAAATCCCCGACCTCAAGGAGAAGGACTCAAGCCTGTCAGTGACGGCCAACCAAGTTCTCAGGGAATACCCTGACTTGCTTTACGTTGACGGAGGCAAAGGATTGCGTCATGCAGTCCAGATTGCCCAGTGGAAAATGGCTGCAACCTCGGCGGAAGGGAAGGAATCTGAAGTCAAGGAATTAACCGATAAACTAAACAAACTGGAAAAGAAAATGTCAGTTGATGGCGGATTCACAGGTGAAAGGCCGAGTGCCGAGAAGGGGTTTGATGACCTGTCCGACAAGGATCAGGAACTCTTCCTCCGCAAGGCAGCAGCCAACCTCGATGATACCATGTAACTGGGAAAGGAAGTATGGCACTTAATACTACTAGTTCATTATCTGGCCAGTATCAGAATTATTTCAGCAAGAAATTGTTGACCTATGCTGTTCAAGCACTGGTACTCGACCAGTTCGGAGAGAAAACCCCGTTACCAGCAAAGTCTGGTAGCAAGGCTATCTCGATGTTCCGTTTCGACGTACCTTCAACTTCGAGCATTGAAACGCTCGGCACTGAAGGCACCGCTCCTAGCGGAACACGATCACTGACCCTGACGAAGATCAGCAAAGACCTGATTCAGCGGGGACAGATTATCAAACTCACTGATGTTCTAAACGCAACGGATTTATTTAATTCATTGCAGCAGAGCATCAAGATTAACGGACAAGACGCTGCTCTTGACATTGACACGCAGACCCGCAATACGCTTGTGGGTTCCAACGTGGCTGGAACGGCAAAGGAGAATGGGGACGGTTCAGCCCTCGACAACAGTGATACTCTCACCGAGATGTATGCTGATGGCGGGACGGACTACTCCACCTTTGACGCTACTACAACCGGCAACACGATGACGGCTGCGTCCATCCTCGATGCTGTGACCAAGATGAAGGTTAACCGCGCACAACCCACCTCTGGCGGGATGTATGTGGCTGCCACTAGTCCACAGGTGTTGAGCGATGTAATGAAGATCAATGAGTGGTTGAATGCGGCCCAGTACAGCAATGTACAGGAGTTGTATAAAGGCGAGGTTGGCACCATCTACGGGGCCAAGTTCATCATGCACACGAACGGATGGAGTTCCATCTATACGAGTGATGATGATGATCGCTTTGCCTACTCGGTGGGCGGTTCAGGGACTACGGATGCGGGTGCAAACATCCGTGCCACGATATTCCTTGGCGAGCAAGCCTATGGCGTCCCAGACCTGTCAAGTCAGTCCCCGTTTAGTCCGAAGGTGATTATCACTGATTCGGCTGACAAGACTGACCCGTTAAACCAGATAACTACAGCGGGTTTCAAGACATTCTGGACTACCCTGCGATTGAACCCGGCTTACTATGTAGTAATGCGTAGCAAGACGAACTCAACTGCATAGACAAATCAAAGTTATGCAACCCAAAGGTGGCGTAACCCTTATCATAGCTTTAGGAGGGGGAAAACCCCCTCCTAAAAGCCATGTTAACCACAAAGGATGTGATATGATTAAGATACCTATTGATTCATTGATTACCGACTCTGAAGAGGGCGGTGATATTGCCCCAGAAATTGGGGATGTTGTTATTCTCGAAACCGTTGAAGGCGAAGTCATCAGCGTAAACGAGGATGGAAGTGCCCATGTCGAGCTTACCTCTGCCGGGGGAGAACCCATAGAGTACGTCGAGGGCGAAGTTGCCCTTGAAGAGGCAGAAGTAGAGGTAGATGACATGGCGGGAATGGAGGAACAGCTTATGGCTGCTGCTGCTACCCAAGATAAGGAACAGGGACTCTGATGCCCATTTACGACTTCAGGGATGAGTTGGGGAATACGATTGAGAAGGTAGTCCCCGTGGGCACCACCAAGTTGGTGCAGAATGGGAAATCCTACAAGAAGGTTCCTGTCCCTTCCGGATTCTCATTTATAGGCAGGGCGGTTGGAGTTGTTCCACAGGGGGAACAGGTCAAGGCTGGCTATCACAAGTTGGAGCAGGACAAGGGTTCACGATTCTTGGATAGATCACCATTCACGGCAAAACAGATTAAAAAAGCATGGGGGTTTTAGATGGCTACTTTAACGGGAAACACTATTGCATCTACCTACACGATGCTTTTGAAGACCACTTCTGCAAGTGGGGTGACTGCATCGCTGGACACCGTACAGGATGGTGATGCAACTGATTCTGCATTGCAGTTGAGCAGCGGTGGAGTCAAGTCCACGGGAACTCTTGAGGTCGCTGGCACAGCCACCTTGTCCACCAGCGTTGTCCTTGCGACAGGTGCAACGGTTACAGGAATTGATAATGGCGGTCTTGCGACAGGCTCGGCAACCCTTCTCGCCACACAAGGGGCGATTAAGACTTACGTTGATGCTCAGATTGCTTCCACCAATGAACTGTCTGAAGTTTTGGCGGCAGGAAACACGACAGGGGCGAATGACATAATTGTTGATGCCAGTCAGGAGATAACCACAGACACGATTGCAGAGACAACTGCCGCTGCTGGCGTGACCATTGACAGCGTTCTGGTTAAGGATAACACCGTCACGGCGACAACCTTTACGGGTGCTCTCACGGGGAATGTTACTGGCAATGTAACAGGGAATTTAACGGGGAATGTTACAGGAGATGTTACAGGAGATGTAACAGGCGACCTTACCGGAAATGTGACGGCCACAAGTGTTCTGGCTAATGGAGTCGTCGCAACCACTCAGTCTGCTTCTAATAACTCAACAAAGGTTGCGACTACTGCTTATGTGGATGCTCAGGTTGAAACCTCTGACACGTTATCCGAGGTATTGGCGAACGGAGGAACGGCAACTAGCTCTGCCCTTGCGGGGGTCATGTCTGACGAAACTGGAACTGGGTCACTGGTCTTTGCCAGTAGCCCAACGCTGGTAACTCCAGCACTCGGAACTCCGGCAAGTGGCGTGGCAACAAACCTGACGGGAACAGCAGCAGGGTTGACAGCGGGGAACGTCACCACTAATGCGAATTTAACAGGTGATGTGACGAGCAGTGGTAACGCTACTTCCATAGCGGCTGGAGTGATTATTGATGCAGATGTCAAGTCTGATGCGGCTATTGCTTATTCCAAGCTGGGAACGATTCCTACATGGAATCAGGACACCACGGGGAATGCTGGCACAGTCACAAACGGAGTTTATACCACCAACAATCTCTCTGTTCTATCTGCCACAACTTCCGCACAGTTAGCTGGGGTTATGTCTGATGAAACAGGCAGCGGTTCTCTGGTCTTTGCTACCAGTCCGACTCTGGTCACACCCGCGCTCGGAACTCCAGCATCTGGTGCGCTGACGAATTGCACCTTTCCTACCCTGAATCAAGATACTACCGGAACAGCAGCGACAGTGACGGGCGCAGCGCAAACTGCGATTACGTCAGTCGGAACCCTGACTGACCTTACCGTTAGCGGCACAAGCACGACTATTGGAACCGTAACTTCGGGTGTGTGGGAAGGCACGGCAGTTGCGGCGAATAAGGGCGGCACGGGCCAGACTGCCTACGCAGTGGGCGACATACTTTTTGCAGACACCACTGCCACATTGGACAATCTCGCTGCCTCAACGGACGGGTATGTGTTAACGGCGACTGGAGTGGGGTCTGCCCCGGCATGGGAAGCGGCCCCGGCAGCGTCGGTAGACATCGGGAGTTCCATCCCCAGCAGTACATCTGGCTCAGTCCTGTTTGCGGATTCGTCCACCCAACTGGCACAGGACAACGCTAATTTCTTCTGGGACAATACGAATAACCGCCTCGGCATTGGGACGGATTCGCCCAGCGAAATCCTATCTCTAGGAAAATCCACTGATGCTTCTCGGCGGTTCATCAGCTTGTGCGCTGCTGCGAGTCAAGACACGGGGATGCTGCTGGATGAAGCTGGTGGCAATTACGCATTCATCGGATGGGACACAGGGACATCCAGCAACCTGATTGTTCTTGACCCAAACTCCACCGTCACTGGCCCCGCTGGTGGAATATCGGCGTATGCGACTGTTATTGAGCGGAACACCGGCAACGTCGCCATCGGGGTGACGGTGGCGAACACGAAACTGACTGTTGAAGGTACGGTAACGTTGAAGGAGCAAGCGGCGGCGGATGGGGACACCGCAGCCTACGGTCAAATTTGGGTAAAGAATGATGCCCCAAACACGCTCTGGTTCACTGATGACGGGGGCAACGACAAGCAGATTGATACTGCGGAAATAATGATCGCCTGTTCGGACGAGACTACTGCGATCACATCAACCGAT